GGTGGGGTGGGTAGTGCTGGAACGTCAACAGCAGGCGGTAATGGCGGGAATGGAACTTCGTCATCAATTTCAGGAACATCACAAACATATGCTGGGGGCGGTGGTGGTGGCACTTATTCATCCAGCACCAATCCCAAAGGAACTGTTGGTAGTGGGGGTTCTGGTGGTGGTGGAAACGCCACTCTTTCGCCAAATGCTGGGGATGATGGATTAGCTAATACAGGCGGTGGAGGTGGGGGGAGTAGTACGTTAGACCCGTCTGGCCCCATAGGTAATAGCGGCTCAGGCGGCTCCGGTATTGTTATTTTAAGTTACGCTATAGTAAGTTAAATAGTAATAACATGACTACAAAGACATATCGCTTTCTCGGCATTGATACAGCCATGCACCTACTTCGTCCAGGCGCGAAGTGGGAAATATCAAACAACGTCTTTACACGGTGGGACGATCCACGCCCATGCCCAAGCATTGAAGAGGTGTATTGGGTCATTGACAAGATCAGAGAGTTTGAGGACAGCATCCCAACGATTTACACGGATGAGCAACTGAAAGAGATGGGCATAGCCAAAGAGGAATTTGAACGTGCAGTTGCATAACTTATTCCCTATCCCTGTAGGCTTTGCAGAGCTTGGCAGACCATTGTCTGATGAGGAGTTGTTTTTCATCCGTGAGTTGCCAACAAGACCCAACATGGGTAACACAACGTCTACAAACAACTTTGTCCTGCGTGATCATGCGCTTACCTCACTTCGTTCGTTCATTGAAGATGCGGTATCGGATTACTTTAAGTCTACAGTCAATCCCAAGCACAATGTCAGCCTGAGAGTCACCCAAAGCTGGTGCAACTACTCAGAACCAGGGCAATACCATCACAAACACGCACATCCTAATAGCTACATCTCAGGCGTGTTTTATGTGCAGACCAATGCTGATGACAGGATTTACTTCTATCGTGATGGCTGGCAGCAGATCAAGTTTCCGCCGGAGCAATGGAACCTGTACAACTCTGAAAGCTGGTGGTTTGAAGCGACTGTCGGCAAGCTAATTCTGTTTCCATCAAGCCTGACGCACATGGTTCCGACAGTAGAAGGCGATGACACAAGAATCTCACTATCGTTTAACACCTTTCCCGTCGGTGTTGTCGGGGAAGAAATGGACTTAACTGGATTAAAGCTGGAGGCGTAATGAGTCATTTTGCCCGTATTGATGAAAATGGTGTGGTGCAACAAGTCGTGGTGGTTGACAACAAAGATACGGCTGATGCTTTCGGTGTTGAGAAAGAGCATATCGGCGCAGCGCACCTAGAGAAAATCCTTGGTGGCACTTGGAAGCAGACAAGCTACAACGGCAACATCAGGAAAAATTATGCTGGGATCGGCTACACCTACCGAGCAGATATAGATGCGTTTGTGCCTCCTAAACCATTTTCATCTTGGTTGCTCAATGCAGATGCTCAATGGGAAGCTCCAATAGCGATGCCAACTGACGGTAAAATGTACTCATGGGATGAAGATACTGTAAGTTGGATTGAGAGATGACACCCGAACAGAAGTCAGGCGTACTGGTAGAAGTTGCAAAAGCCACTCCTCCGGTAGCAATCACAACAGCAGTGACTGTTGGCGGCCTGACTCTGAATGAATGGGTGGCAGTTGCTACCTTGCTCTACATTGTGTTACAGTCCGGCTGGCTTGTCTGGAAATGGTTCCATGCCATAAAAGATAAGAAGAATGAAGCACAATCTTCCGATAGTTAAAGTAGTTTGGGAAGATGCCTGCCACGACACTCTGGGTTGGGGTGATAGCCCAGAGAAAGCCAAAGAGTTTCAGGTTCCGCTTGTTGTCTCAGTAGGGTTTTTATTAGCAGAGACCGAGCAGGGCGTGAAAATTTGTCAGTCATTGACTGACGACGCAATTGCTCAGTCTTTGGTCATTCCTCGAAAGATGATCCAAAGCATCGAGCGAGGGGCTTGCAGGTGCGTAAGAAATCCGAAGATGAAGAGTTCATCAAAGTCTGGCAAGAGTTAGGCAGTCCATCACGCATTGCCGAGCGTCTAGGAATAGCCGTTAGAAATGTCTACGAACGACGGCGGACAATCGAGAAAACCCACAATATCCTACTGCCAACCAAAGACGGTCGTTTCACCATACCTGAGAATCGCAGGCGAGCAACGCTAGAAACAGAGGGCTATGTCATTGTTTTCTCTGACGCTCACTTTATGCCTGGAGAGCCCTCTGTGGGCTTCAAAGCACTCTTGAAACTCATTAAGACATTAAAGCCTAAAGCGGTCATTGCAAACGGCGACATCCTTGATGGAGGAACCATAAGCAAATATGGTGCAATGGACTGGGAGCCTGTTACAAACCTTCGTGACGAACTTGAGGCAGTCCAGTGGCATATGGATCAGATCGTAAAGGCGTGTAAGGGTCTAGGAACCTTCCTGCATCGCACGACGGGTAACCATGACATTCGGTTCGACAAGAGGTTAGCAGGCGCGGTTCCTGAGTTCAGAGGGATTGCTGGAACATGTCTTAAAGATCATATTCCTGAGTGGTCTGTAAGTTGGTCGGTGATGGTTAATAACCTTTGCATGATTAAACACAGGCTCCAACACGGCGGTATCCACTCAGGATATAACAACACGTTGAAAGCAGGGATCTCTACGGTCTCAGGGCATACTCACCTCTTGGAGGTTAAGGGATGGGGCGACTATCGGGGGAGAAGATACGGAGTTTCAACAGGGATGCTGGCCGATCCTGACGGAAACCAGTTTGCTTACCTTGAAGATAATCCTGTCCCCTGGTGTTCAGGGTTTGCTGTCTTGTGTTTCAAGGATGGTTTACTCTTGCCTCCTGAACTCGTCGAGGTTATCGAGGGCACTGCTTACTTTAGGGGTCAAGCTGTTGGCTAACTTTGAATCTGCTTACGACAAGATGATGGAGGACGAGGGAGGTTACGTTCTTCATGAGGTTAAAGGAGACCGAGGTGGTCAAACCTACGCGGGTATCGCTCGCAAGATGCACCCAAAGTGGGAGGGCTGGCAGCATATTGACTACCAGGAAACGCCTCCAACACAGTTAGTCCGAGACTTTTACAGAGAGAACTTCTGGGACAAGATCAAGGGCGACGATTTAACGCATGACGTTATAGCCTCGTCGATCTTTAACTTTGCTGTTAACGCTGGCGTTCCCGTGTCCATCAAACTTGCCCAGATATGCGTCAAAACGGCTCCAGATGGCGTTATCGGGCCCAAGACCATATCAGCACTCAACCAAGCCAATCCAGAACTATTTGTGGCTTATTACGCGCTGGCAAAGATCGCTCGTTATCGAGACATTGTGACGCGGGATAGAAGCCAAATGAAGTTCATGTTAGGTTGGGTTAACAGGACGCTCAAGCTATGAACCTGCTCGGAATCTCTTCCATCGTTGATTCGGTTGGTAAGGTCATCGGAGACCTACACACATCCGATAAGGAGCGCATGGAGCTTGAGCTAGAGGCCAAGCGCATCGACCAAGCAATAGACCTCGGTCAAATGGAAGTCAATAAGGTCGAAGCCGCCAACCAGAATATGTTTGTTTCCGGCTGGAGGCCTGCTATCGGTTGGGTGGGTGCTGGCGCGATGTTCTACCAATTCCTTGCTTATCCGCTTTTAGTCTGGGCATGGACTTGGATGCAAGCAGAACAGATCGTTCCAGCGGAGGTAAAGCCTCCTCCCATGCTGGATACCGACGCTCTATGGGTTATTTTGAGCGGGATGCTTGGGATTGCTGGGATGAGGTCTTTCGAGAAGAGTCGCGGTGTTGCACGGTAACCTCATCTCGCACCATTTGGCCTATCTTGTCACCGTGTATTTTGTCGATCTTCTCGATGATCGGGAGTCGTTTGCTTTTAGGTAGCTTTAAGATCATCTTCGCCCAGTCCTGAACGACAAACGGCAGAGCACTTTCATACGCTGCCGCTATCTCCTCAACATCAGAACTTTTAACCTGCTTGATAAGGTTGATCCACGATTCCACGGATCGACCACTCCTTAAACGCTTTGTGCTTTGCCATTGTGTCCGGACAATGTGTGGACGGTGGAATCCATCCGTGTTCCCTCCATATTTCCTCGACGGGTCTGAACTTTTCTGTCCTCGTCTGATTCTCGATTAACTCTTTCCAGTTGCTCATAATAAGCCTTTCGGGAACGGATAGACCGCATCCTCGTGAGGAGTTCCTGGCCGTGGTGCATTGAAGAACCTCCGTTTTTCCAACTCTGTAGGCTTCCAGAAACACTCTGGAGCCTCAGACTTGATGATGTGAATGATTCTCTCTAAGACCGGAGAGTCATCAGAAATGTTTGCTGGTCTTTTAGCAAACGCCTTTTTCAGCATGGTTTGGTGGTGTACGCTTAACATTAGAACGGTACCTCGTCATCGTTAGTCTTAGTGGGTCTAGTTTCCCCGTCTTTCTGCTGAAACTTTAAGCCCAAATACTTTCCGTCGGAACCATCGTTGATCCAGCCAGAGATCCAAAACTCGACCCCGTTAATCATTGCTGAACCTCGGTAGTCTGGGTGTACATCTTTTTCCTTCTTCTTATTCTTGCTGATACTTCCTGTTAGTTCTTTTGGCATAGCTTTTCTTCCATTTGATTAACTTCATTAAGAAAAACCACCAGATCAGCCTCGATCTTGGTTAGCTCTTCCGGTTTAGGCTCGTAACGTACGATGAATAACTGTAGATGTTCAGGAAGCCTTGGGTCGAACGAAACAAAGTCGCACCAAGTACGTCCTGTCACGAGCATTTGAGTGAGCATTTGTGGTTTGTATTTAGCGGGAACCTCCTTAGAAAGTAAGTAATCAACATGAGTGTTTGAGTTAGGGCACTTGATCTCAATCAATCCTGAGCCTGCAAACCCGTCAGGACTCGCTCCAAGCCACTTTATCGACTTGTGGGTATGAAACCCTGTCTGCTCGACGAAATGCCCTGTATGGACTTCGTAAGCTGCTCTGGCGACAGGTTCTTGCTCTGTACCCCATTGCATAGCTGCGTTCGTGAAGGAATCGCTTTGCAGGCCCGTCAGACGCTCTGTAACGAGTTGAATCTGATAGTTCCTTCGTGTAGCCGTACCTTGTTTCGCAAGCGCGTCTGAGGCTCTGCTAGCGGTTAGGTGGCCTAACCTTGCCTTGTACCAATCGTCAGATCTTTGTTCCATTTTGCACCTTTAGCCATCCTCGTTCGATCATTGTTTGCATCGTGTTTATGTACGCTTGGTTCCAGAAGTCTCGACGTTCCTCACGAGACATGTCTTTCCCCTGATCCAAGTATGAGTGACAACGAAAGCATAGGGATGCTACTAAAGCATCAGAGACTTTAATGCCCATGCCTTTGCCTTGGTTTCGGTGAGCAGCGACCACAGTCCCATCCTCTGCAAAACATGACCCGCAAGGGATGTATCTACAGGCTTCAAGTAGTTTTTTGTTTGTGTACATTTATCTTCCTTAGATCAAGTTCAGAGTCTTTCATCTCATCCGTCCAGACCAAGCCCTTCTCTAGCGCGTACTGCAAAAGTTGCTCTACCATGTCTGAGAACTCAGATACCGTAAGCGAGGCAGTGGAAGGCTCGATCTCTTTTACCTGGCCGCCAGGGAGTTCAACGACACGAGAAGGAAGAAACCTCGTCTTAGCCCACTCGTGCCAGATGTCCTGGGTGTACTGCTGGCCCATTAACTGTTCCGCGCAAGCTGTCAGGATCGACCAATAGAACCGATTCTGGGCGGCTGTACGAGGTGGCTTGGAGATAGTTACCATGTAGCCTAGTTCCGTGGCTTCTATGGACTCTATGACCCTCCTGCGGTCATTCTCAGTTGTTAGGATTGATCTCATTTCTTAGATACCAGTTGTAGTTAGCTCTAAAGGCTCGTCTCTTAAAGTCAGTAAACTTGTCGTGACGATCGGAGAACATAGCCTCGACCATGCGCCTCTTAAATTGTTTACCGTCAACGTCAAGCCACATCAGATAATTGTCGAGCCCTGACTCGTAAAGGTCTCCGAATAGAAACCGCATGGCTGTGATCGTGTCATCCGTCGGTCTAGTTTTGTAGGGTGCTTTGCAAGCATCATCGACTGCTAGTTGAATCACAGACCAGAGTAGTTTCTTGCAACGCTCTGTCTGGATTGAGTCCAGCAGTCCTTCTTCAAATGTGTTCAGGTTCATTTTCGTTTGTAGTAGTAAGCCCAGGCTTGCCTGTAGAGTTTTTCTTTTGTTACCAACTTGCGAGCCTCTAGTGCGCGAATCATCTTCAAGGCATTCTGTGGTGTGCAACCGAATTTGTTTGCAAGATCGTTAAGCGACATCCAGTCGTCGAGTGCTGCCAAGTAAGCCTTTTGTGTCGGTGTAAGCGGTTTGGACTTGTTAAGCATCAATCGTCCAAACTTTTCTACCGACTTCAGGAACTCACCTCGGTGAGAAATGAGCACTCCTGATCGTTTAGCGGCATCAAGAATCTGACTCATTTAATCTCCGTCAGTTCTTTCTTGCGTTGTTCTTTGGCTGCGTCCAATTGATTGATAGCTTGCGGATCATTCTTGAACTCTTTGTAGCTTGTAGTCCATGCCGCTTTTAATTCGTCTACTGTTTTGGCCTCTGAAAGCGTTTTTATGTGGTCGTCTATAGATGGTTTCTTTTCCGAATTTGCTTTTACCTCATGAGTCGTTGCGTCAGCATCGTTATCTCCTTCAGTTGGTATGCAAAAGGCTTGAAAGGCCGCATACTTGTAAGCCGCTGACATAGCTTTGTTAGTCGCTTTATCGCCAGAATCCATTGCTTC